TAAGCATTTGAACCCATGGCATAGATGGTTTGTCTATGCTCACAGGGTGCTAGCGAATGACATTTAATCTCAAATGCCTTAGCAATTTCCTCAGTTACCTCAAGTGCTGTCATCTGTTTAAATTTTTTATTTATAGACGATTTTGTCAATCCAAAGAGTGGATCATACGCTTTTAGCTTCAACATACGGCTATTCTCATCAAAATCTGAGCGATAAACTTTGCCCTCAAAAATAATGACGTCTTCCTCTGTAAGCTTAAGCGTTATCCCTGGTTTAATGTAGTCAGAAATGTCATCTACATAAAGCGTTACATCGACAATCCTCGATGCTTGTTCAAAATCCCCTTGCCAAGTCACTTGCTTTACTGTCGTTGGAAGATTGGACTGATTAAAATATACTTTCATGGTATCACCAACTCTGCGCCTATTTGTAAAGCCCTAGGATTTGTAACGTGATTTCTATCCGCTACTTCTCGCCACCTTGTGCCATCACCATAAAACTGTTTTGCAATCTTGATGAGTGTATCACCTTGCTTAACAATATAAATTTGCTCTTTTGGTATTTGCTTAACATCTCGGTCATTGGCTAATCCTACAACCTCAACGGTGTCGAGGACTGCAGGATTCAAATTAATCTCTAGATTAACTTGCTCAACCAAACTTAAGCTATAGGCAATATCCCTTGCACCATCTGGTGGCTCTGTTGTAAAAGATTCTATACGACATTTAAACGTTAAATAATCTTCAAAATCCACCAGAATAATTGCATTTTCCTCTACCCACGTTTTCAGTATGCCGACATAAACCATGGGGTCTTCTATCGGCTTCACTTGGCAATAAGGCCTGTACTCAGAAGGGAAGTGGGAAGAAATCTTCATTGAAATGAGCGCCCTTTTCCCGGGCAAATTAATTTCACCTTTGTTCAAAAGGTCTATTCTGGCATTTTTATTTGCATAAGTAATGCCAAGCTGATTGCCAGGAGGCGTCACTGGCAATACAAAGCTTATATCATCTTTGATAAATGTTATCTTCAAAATCACACCTCTCTTTATGCCATATTCATTGCTGCTTCAGCAATGCCATCGTTGAGCTGTCTTAAAATCTGCTCAGCATCTGCCGATTCCCTAATCACAATGGTATCAGCTAACTTATCAATAAACTTATAAAATACATTCGTATTTTGGCTATTGCTTTGTTTTCTATAAATAGTGGCTTCTTGTTTCGTTAGCACGCGCTCGTCTTTGTGGAGTTCTGCAATAAAACCGTCATAAGGTACGCGAGATAAACCCGTTTTTTCTGAGCCATCGATTTTTAATTTCTCGTCACCCGTTGCAGTTAGATTTTTCTTATCGTTACTCTCTTTGCCAGAAATCAAGTTAAATAATGTTTCATATCCCTTTGAAATAAGCTCCACGCCACCTTGAATACCCTCGAGGATTGGTTTAATGAAATCCCAGGTTTTCCCTAAGATGTCCTCAATATAGGGAAAAGCCCATTCAAAACCTTCAACAAGAATACCTATGGCTGTTCCAATTGTACCGAGAACTGTCTCTACAATTGGAGCGACCACTTGAACGACTTCTTTAATCCCCTTAAATGCTTTTGATAAAACCTCTTTTAGAAAATCTCCCTTGGTGCCAATCCAGCCAAACTTTTCAGAAATAAATGTTGCCGCTAAGCCAATTTTTTCTTTAATGAGTGGCATATTTGAGGTAACAAATCCGACAAAGCTGCCAATTTTGTCAATTACAAAGCCTATCCCACTGCTAATGATCCCTGTGAACTGATCAATGGCAGGTCCATTGTCTATCATAAATGTGGTAACAGCTTCTAAAGCGGGTTTGATTTGTTCCACAATCCCAAGTCCGAAATCTTGGATTCTCGAGGTGACATTTCCCTTGAGTATTGCAATCATCCCCGAGGCTGATTGGGACATTTTTTCTGCTCCCCCCTCAAAGAATGGCGTCAGTTGGTTTTTAATAACGGCATCCACACCACCAGCAGTATCTATATCTTCAGGAGAAATTTTGAACCCGAACTCAGAGACGCCCTCTGTGTCACCACTTTTCAAACCTGAAATGGCATCCAGTGCATCTGATATTGATTTCTCTGGATTTAATGCCGCCATATCCTCAGCCAATTTAACAAAAGCCATGGCTGACCCCGTATCACCACCTGCCATATTAATAGCCTTGTTACCTGCTGCAATGACATCACCCGTATCAAAACTTGTAGCACCCGCATTTTCTTTAAGGTTTGATACAAACGATGCTCTAAGTGCTTTCACCTGTTCTTTGTCCATGCCCTGATGGTTGTTACTAATTGAATTTTCCATGATTATATTTTGATTATCTAATGCCATGCCAGAATCTATGGCGCCCTTTAGAAACTCAACACCCTTTTCAACTGGATTATCAATACTGATAGACGATTTCATTAACCCTACAAGTGATTTTTTAACGGTTGACAACCCTTTTGACGTTAAATCCTTAATAGCTACAGTTGGGGTATATAACTTTTTACCTAAAGAGGATGCCATGTTTTTTACAGCCTTTAATTTCCCTGTCGCTTTATGTTTATCCACTGTTAATGTAACGTTTTTACTCCCAATAGAGTCATACATTTCCTTGAACTGTTCAACACTTTTTGTAGCTGCCTCTGCATCGACGTTGATTGTAAGAACTTGATTTGAGGCACTCTCAATTTCTTTAACTGTGCTTCTTATATCGTCCCGTAGCGCACCATACTCCAGTCTAATTTTTTTTAGAGATGCCGTCATATTATCACGAAGGGTTATCGTAGCCATGATTTCATTTGTTGCCATTTAATACCCCCTGAAATTGGCACCATTTTCATGGTGCCCTTCTTCAATTTCTACTTCCATTGATGCGGCATAAAAATAGCGCATATGATTGCTAAGTGCATCAATGCGCGCTGGTTCTATGCCTTTTTTTAAGAAGTGATGGTAAAGATTTATATTGCCATCACTTCTTATTAGTTTTTTAAATCATCAACGACTTTCGTTAAGTTATTGTAGCCTGCCAGCTCGATTGCAATTTTAGCAATGGCGCTAATTTCACCCACTTTAAAGAGCTTGTCAATTATTTCATCTGGTGATACACACTCATAGGCTTCCTGCAAACTGCTATCTTTCAAATTAGGAGAGATCACTGAGCTATAGACAAGGTATCGATCTCCTGAATAATTATCATTATAATCTAGAGAATCCATCACAGTTTCGCGGTCAGGTTCCTCAACGATTACAGTGCCTTTCAAACTCTCAACATAAACTGCTTTTGTCTCTTTGGTTTTCTTTTTTAGTGCTGGTGCTCTTTTAATTAAATCATCCAGTGTTAATTTATTGGGTGTTTTCGCTGTTTTCTTTGTCTCTAATGTCATGTTAACCTCACTTTTATTTTACTGTCTCTTTAATTGTCACATTCTTAGGGGTAAAGCCAAATGGAAATTCGCGCTCAAGCAATTGATTGTTTTCAAATTGCATAAGGGTAAACTCATTAAACCAGCAATTATCAATAACAACACGCTCTTTACCAAGGGCGTCTGGGTCATTTAACAGACCAATAAATTGACTTCTAGGGTCTCGACCACTTTTGTAAGCTTCGAGAAGTTTGTTTAATCCTCTTGAATATACTTTTTTAATTTTCAAAGTTCCCTCACCCTTAAGAGACATCATCTTTGAATCCATAGAGTTGTCACCTGACTGGCTTACGTCTTCACGATTAACCGTTACTTTTGCTTCAAATGAAACGGTTTCAAGAACTTTTTCACCATCCCACCATAAATCTCCAAATGTTCCATTAAATTGTCGTCTTGCATCTAAACTTGTATTCATATCCCGCTCCTTATATTACTAATCCTAAGTTTAAGTCTTCCATGGCATCAAGTGGTTTACACATACCTTCTAAATAAACAAACGTCCCCGTGTTGTATTCCCTTATAGCTGTTTCATCCATCGTACTTGTATCTTTACCGTCAATGCTTGCAACTGCTAAATGTTTTGCCAAATCAATATCAACTGCATTGACTGCCTTAGGATCTAAAATGCCTTCTGCAATTAAATCGCCAAAATAAGCCTCAATCGATGCAATCATAACCATCTTGTTATCGTAACTATTTGCTATTTTGCCAATATAATTATCCTCAAAATTGCTGCGAATATCCTTTTGAATCATTTGCATTGTCTCTACAATTTTAATCTTTTGATAATCTTTTCCCTTCATATCTGTCAAAGTGACAAGACTATTAACCGCTCTACCAATTTTGATTTTCTCACCGTCGTTGATAAGGATTAACTGACCTGCATCAATAGCAGCATCTGGATCGGTATGATCTTCAATGGCTGTGATTTCATTTAAAACGTAATATGTTGCAGACATTGATAAGGAAATTGCCGCAAAAATACCCGCCATTCGCGCTGTGTATGCCGCCGTTGTATATGCTTTTTCTAAAGTCGTAATCCCAGTGGTTGTAAAATTGATAATGCACTCGTGATCACCTGATACGACATTTGGCAGTACTGCTTTAATAAGGTGATTTTTAGTGTTCTCAGAAATCACCCATGAGGCTACCACTTCAACATCTTCACTCTCAATACCTGGCACCGCCAAATAGTCAAATTGCTTTGTCGCTAACATGCTAAATGCATCACTGTAATCCGTTGCATCTTCTGGCAATCGTATAAGCATTACCTTAAATGGGTGCGCCATAAATGCCAGTTTTATAAAATCATAATTATCTTCTGTCCAGTTTGCCTCTGAAACCTCCGCAAGGCTACTGGCTATAGTGGCTTTCGTCTCTGGAATCGTGTTATCTTTGAGTATGAGGGCCACGATGCCCCTTTCACTTCTTTGAATAAACGATGTTGCTTTTTCAATAAATGTTATACGTACCTCTGGTAATCCCATTAAATACCTCCTTTAAATTCTAGTGTTGCCATTATTTCATTTTGAATGGCTTCATTGTAACCATCATTAAATCTTAAGCTGCATTTCACTTCAAGAACCTTATTGATTTCTTCATAACCTATTGTGTCTGCCAATATAAAGCGATCTTCTATAGAGATTGGTTTGCTCAGAGCTACTACCATCTTTTCATAGGTAGCCAATCTACTAAGCGGTGTTGTATTTTGTTCATGAAACCTGATAAAGACATTTACAACGCGTTCAACATATTTTCCACTGGAAAACAGTTGTGGTACAAGCTCAATATAGACAGGTCTATTACTATTTTGTAGCATGCATGCGTCTTCGTCAGCATAGATTTCTGCTTGTTCTATCGTTTCACTTACAAGTGTTGCTAGTGCCTTTTTTATTTCAAGTAATGTTAACATGTTATACTTCCAATCATTTTTTCTACTGCATCATAAGCCATCTTTATCATTTGTGTTTCAAGTCCCTTCATTTCATTCATCATGATATGCTTACCCTTTATAAATTCATTTTGGTTGGTGCTATAGCCGTTTTCAAAGCTACTCGCGCGGAGATCATCATTGAACACACTCACACGGTACCAACCACTGCTTGGATTGCTAATAACACTTGATATTTGCCAACCCTTTTCAAGATTGTCAAACCTAATATTATCTTTTGTCAAAAGAACTGTCTTTGCTTTCAAATGTTCTAGGACTTCACCAGCGCCAATCATAAGTTGCTGTTCCAAGACGTAGGGCAAACACGTTTCAAGTTGATATAAAACATTTTCCTCAAAACGATCAAATGCGCTAAAATCAAAATGAACCATTAGTCTACCTTCTTTCCTCTGATAATGAGAAAGCGGTTATCTTCATTTTCATTGACAATTGACAGAACATCTACCATCGCGCCACTAGGCAATTTAATGGCTAAAACATCTGTTATCGCTTGCTGAAATCTTGTCGTTATCAAAATTGCTTTTAGCGCATCGTTTTCGGCTTCAGTGTTCACTTCAATTGTTTCAACTTTTGCCCATGTCTCTAAAAGCAATTTTAGCTCACCTACGATTTCATTTGCCGTATTGACTTTTGTTTTATCAAAGCCATAGCACTTAATCCTTTTGTTTAACGCGCCTGAGTTCATCTTAACCTCCTGTTGATACCAAACTATAATGTGATATCAAGTCTGTCACAGAAAATGCAACCTCTGACGCCACAAGGCCTACAACGACAGCACTTCTGTTCTCGTACCAATGCGACACTAACAATAAAATGGCTAAATCAATTGTCTTTGGCACATCCCATAACGTCCCCTCTTCAGCTGACATCTCTTCTACTTTGATTGGACGTTGTAAGGTATCTCTTACAAAATCATAAGCAGCCTCAATCAACAATTGAATATAGGTATCTTCATCAGAAAAATCAATGCGCAGATGCATTTTTGCATCATTTAAGGTAATCATTTTTCACCCCTCTTCGTCTGTAGGATCAACCTTAATCCCATCTTATGCTCTATTTACCTTTTAGAGGCTCCAAAGGCTGTCCTCTATTTTTCACGCCTCTTTCTCTCCCCTCTCCTCAACACTCCAAAATAATGCTCACCTCCTTTTAAATAAAATAATGCCATCATTCTTGCAGTTGATTCTTATGTCTTATTCGTTTTGCCACACTTTGAATGTCTACCAAGAATCAAACGAATGAACATATTAGCCTAAATACAAAGGGAATACAAAGGTGCGTAATCTTAATAACAGGTTACGAACTTTTGTATTCCCTTTGTACTGAATATTCCTATTATGTCCATTAGAACTGCTAATAGTACATTTTATGTTTCAAAAATGGGGAAAGACCTCAGTCAATATGACAAAGGCCTTTCGCTAATTTTTCTACTCTATCATTATAACACAGAAAAAGTGCAATAATGTGCAATGCCTATTATGATGGTTATTTCTTTTTATATTGCTATTTTAGTTTTAACCACTTAAACGACTTTATACGAAGGTGCTACAACAAACAGCTGTCTATAATGTTCATACATTGTCGCCTGCTATAGTGAACGGTCTGTGCTATCATCTCCCATTTGTACTTCTTAAAGAAGCGCAATGTAATCAGTTGCCTTTCAATATCAGATAGTGTCTCTAAAAAAACCTCAACCGCATTTTTAATTTCAAATAAAGTGACAATCCGTTTCTCAATTCTCACCACTTGTTTTTCATATTCATCAATCACACGTTGTGCTTTTTCATAAGTAGGATCTGAAATGCGATTTGATTTTGGCATGTCAGTGTAAACGATGGCAGATATATCGCGATGTGCCGCGGCTACCTCTGAAAGATTTAATATATCTTGATTCAATTGGTGAATTTCGGCACAAATCGTATTATAACGCATAAGATTTTTTTTGATGTCCTGTTTTGGCATATGATTCCTCCTGATAGCGGCTAAACCCTTGTAAGGTCTATGCTAGATCTGTTGTAAACGTTTACACATCGATTTCAATAACAAAATGGCATCATTCCTGCGGTGGCTTATTTGCAACACTATGCCTGTCAAAAGCGCCACTTCGCATTACAAAAGCATTCAAGCCATCATCATAACGGCTAAACCTTATACCGCTTTCTCAGATGCATACACAAATGGAATAGGAATATTATCATTGTTAGAATAGTTCCCTTTCGGAACTCCACACCGTTATTTTAGTTCATTTAGGGAACAATGTCAATCATTTCAATATCATTTTGTTGCTTTTAGGAACAATTATGTCTATAATTGAGTTAGAAACGATGAGGTGGTATATGACATTTAATCAACGGTTTAAGGCGCTAAGAGAAGAAAATAAGTTAACGCAAGAAGAGCTTGCAAAAATACTAGGTGTTGGGCGCTCGACAATTGCAGGGTACGAAACAAAATCTAAACAACCCCATTACGACTTGCTCACAAAAATTGCGAGCTATTTTGACGTATCGACAGACTATCTACTCGGTCAAACCAACATAAAAAAATATAATGATGCGCTACTCGCTTTTAATTCAACTGAGAACCTTACAGATGAAGATCTCGCTATGGTTAGAACGCTTATTGAAAACTTAAAAAAGAAAAACCTAAAATAAGCAAGAGTGTTTTATAGTTGTTTTATAGCTG